CGTGTAGGTTGGATGGTCCAAAAACTTGATCATCCCCGTAACGGGATGCGACGCCCCGACGGTGTAGGCGAACATCAGGAATTCATCGTCGCGTTCAACAGGGGAGGCGGCTGGCAAATAGTCGCCAGCGGTTGAATCCACCGTCAATTCGTCGGCCCACTTCGACTCCATCGGGTCATAGTTGAATGAGGCATTGATGCGGTTTATAAACTCACTTGAATCGGCCTTTTCCCTGAATGAGATGAAATGGTTCTCGGTCAGCGTGGCACTTGCCGTCACGCTCGACCAGTCAATGTGCTTAATTTCAATCTTGCCATCGCTGGCAATCTTCCACCAGGCGTCGAATGAGTGCACCCACGTTTCAATGTATTCCTTCAGCGCCGTGATATTCTCCACGGTGATCCCGTTGTGTAGCCATGAGTTGGTCGTGCACCAGCCTTCGAAGTCCCCGGAGTCGACCAGGGTCAACCCGGAAGTAGTCAAGACCGCCGCCAGGGCCGTGACCGGATTCGAGGTGGCCGCGATGGCGCTGTCATGCGACCAGCCGGACATGTACGGCGAGAACATCGTGTTCCCGCCCCCGCCACCGACGTAGTTCTCATCCGAGAAAGCCCCGTCCGGGTCGATCAGCTTGTACATCTTCCAGTACATCTCCACGCCGCCAATCTCGATCCACGGCATAGCTGAATCCAAGCTACACGCGCAGCCATCGTCCGGGGCGAAACGCACGGTCGTCGCAGTTGTCGCGGTCACGCGAACGAGCTGGTACGCAAAGGCCCCCGTTGCCGTGACCTTGCCGGCCAGCGTGTCGCCCACATAGATCGAAACGCCCGTCCCGCTGCCGATGGTGATATACCCGGCCAGATAGTACGAGCAGTCGTTCTCCACCACGGCAGGCCCGCCCCCGGCTCCGACAGCATCCACGATTGTTAGCACCCCAGCGCCGCCGGTGTGCGTCCATTTGTTCAGCCATACGGTATGCCCGCCGCCCCAGGTCTCACCCGAGTCAACAGAGGTATATCGCCAGGTTGATGCCTGGGGAACGGTCCCGAGCAGGCCGACAAATTCCTGGATGCAGTTCAGGATGAATTCGTTTTCCTTTCGCTCCCAATCATCTACCGTGGCCACGATGGTATCAGCCAAGACTGTGCCACCCGGTTCATAAGCATAGACAGTGACGGTTGACCCGCGAATTTTGCGGTTCGTGTCATTGGCCATGATCGTCTTGAATGTTTCAAGGGTGTCGTCGATGGTCAAGGTAAACCCGCCGCGCTCGTAGGATCGATCAAGCCCGACGGATTGCTGGATGGGGGTTATGGCCGACAGCTTCCGTTCCCATTGCCCGCTGGCATCGTCAACGTATTGGTTGGCAATCAGATGATCTCCGTCAGGGAAGGACAGCTTGACCTTGACCAGCCGGCTCATTTAACGCTTTCGGTGAAGTGGGCTGTCACATCCCACTTATCGGTCGTCACGTATGTCGGCGGCTCCAATTCCAGGACGCCGAAATACGCATACCCGCTTGAACCCGTCGGGCTGAAAACAACATGGCCATTTCGGGCCGCTGCCTGCATGGCCTCCAGCTGTGAATCGCTGATATTCGTGAAGCGGATCTCCATGTAGCGCCGCTCCCAGCGAGTGTACACGCGGGGAATACCCGACAACCCGCCGGTGCTCTTGACCATCCCCAATTCCTTGTTATTCGGGAAGCGCTTGTTGTAGTTCTTCACGAATGCCAGGGGGGGCGCGCCGATCAGGAACGCTTCGCCGATTTGCAGGGCCAGGGATGAGTTGAAGTTCACCCTGACGCGCCAGTAACGGTATGCCTGGGGGCTGGCCAGCAGATGATATGCCGGGGTGAGCGCCGAGGCGTTGACAGTCAGAGCCGCGCTGATGTCCGAATACCCGGTTGTCGTGCCACCCTCCAGCCATGCGCCGGCGTATGAATCGGCCGAGTCGTCGATGTTATCGGTTGTCAGGTTGTGGCCAAGCAGGACGATCCCGTAGACGATATTTGCATTCCCAGCGCCAAGGTCAAAGCTGAGTTTCCGATCATTGCCGCTCGTTGCCGTTTTGAATAGCGTCCGTTGGTCCCGGTCTGTTGCAAACGCAGCCTCATACCCCGTTGCGCTATCCGTGCCGCCCAGAACGCACGTTGGCCGCGCCATGGGTACTTCGTAGGTGTCGAGTAAAAACGGGGCGTACAGTAGGTTCGTGCTGATTAAAGTGCCGTGGCCGGTCGTGCCGCCTGAAACTACGATTCCTCCGAGTCCCATCAGTGTCCCTCCACGGCTGACCGCAGCCCGCGCACGTTGCCCCTGAACGCTTCCAGCCAAGCCTCGGCAACCGATATGGGCGTGATTGACCCATTCAGCGCCATGCTGACGTTCACGGTTTTGCCCTGAGCGCCCGAGTTCTGCGCCTTGGGAGTAATGACAACCGATTCCCCCTGATGCGCCTGAATGAGCGTGTCCTGGGACAGCCTGGGCGAATAGAACCCGCTGGCCGCCTGAACATCAGCCCCGCCCTTGCCGCCGGTGTATGTCGTGTCGGGGTTGAACTTGCCCGATTCGCCATTCAACCGGCTGAAGGCATCGGTCGTCGCGTCAATGGCTGAAGGGAAAGCATTGCGGAATATTTCCACAAGCTGATTCAGCGCATCGCTCATGTCGGAGAAAATCTCCTCTTGGCTCTTGTACTGATCCAGGTTGACGCCCTCAGCCTTGGCCTTGTCAATGAGCGCTTGGGTTTCCGCGTCAATGGCCAGCCCGTACTCGTTCTGCAGGAACACGAGGCGGGAGAGCATGGGCGCCAGCTCAATCAGCGATTCCTTCTCAGTGAAGCCCTTGGCAATCAGGGCATCGTAGGCATCGCGCCCGGCCTTCTCAAAGTTGTCGAACTCGGCCTCGGTCAGCCGGGATGCGTTGCTCATTCCGACAAGCGCATCGGTGATCCCCTCGATGCCGTCAATCAGCGTTTGGTTCTCGCCAACCTTTTTCTCATAGGCCAGCATATCCTCGAATACGCCGATAGTTGCATCGCTGAAATCGCCTTCCAGATAAGCCTTGTACCCGGTCAGTCCGGCGGTCATTTGCTCGTTGATGTATTCGGTGATCTCGGCAACCTCAATCCCACGGCTTGCCAGGTCATCGAATAAGGTCAGCAGGGAGTTGCTCCCGGTCGTGCCCAGCTCCTCGGCCTTGGAAATGAGCGCCTCGAACGAATCCCCGATTTCGTTTTGCGTTTCGGCCAGGGTGAGCTCGCCCCGGTCAAGTTCGCTCAGGATCTCCCGGATGCGCTGGGCGTACTCCCCGAAGTTGTCCATCGTGATGTCGGTCTGATTGATGATCTCGTCCAGCATGATGGACGTGGCCTCATGGACGGAGCCCGTTGCCTTGGCCAGGTCGCGCAACTGTTCCTCCAGTTGCTTGTTGAGCTTCATCCATTGGTTTTCGCGGGTGATTGCCTCGCCTATGCCGTCGCCAGCGAACGCCTTGACAATTGCAACGGCTATGCCAATGGCAGCCGACACGGCACCGATGATGCTCGTGACGCCTGTCAGCGTGTCTGTCAGGGAGCCGCCTTTCTTGCTCAGGGATTCCATGCCCTGGCTAAACATTCCAGCCGCACCAAGGGCATTGCTTATCTGCGAGGTGACGCCCTCGACATTCAGGCCCAGCGAGGAGAACATATCATCCACATAGCCGATTGCCCGTTGGATGGCCTGGAATTGAGATTCAAGCTCTTGCCATGAGCTCGTATTCTTTTCAACCGCGCCCGTCACTTCAGGCAATAGCCCCGCCCACTGGAGCATCCCGATATAGACGCCCTCGCCCACTGGGGTCAGCTCGCCCTCTGCGGTGATCAGTTCCTTGATCCGCTTTGTCAGCGCTTCCTGTTCCTCAGCGGCCTTCTGTGTTTCAGCGGTGAACTCGGGCATATAGCCGCCGACCCGTAAAAGCTGAACGTACAAGTCACGGCCGGCATCGGTTAAGCCGCCGGTAGCTGAACCAAACCTTTCCGTCCACTCGGTAGCCTTGCGCTCTGTTTCAGCCAGCTTCCTGGTTGCCTCATCTTCAGCCTTGATCTGATCGGCCACATTACTTTTCCGAATGATCTCGGCAATTTCCTTTTTGGTCTTGGCGTATTCCTTTTCAATTTCAAGGATTTTTTCTTCGCTCGCCTTGTCGCCAAGGGTGATCTCATCGAACGTCTGGCCGCCCTTAGCATGATACGCGGCCAGGGAACGGTCCATGGCCTTAGCAAGCGCTTCATGCTCGGCCCTCAGCCTCCGCACAAGGGATGCCTGCCCGGTCAACTCTGCGCTGATTTTTGACAAGCCCGAGAACGCCCCCAGCAGCGCCGTCCCGACGCCCTCCTTGAAATCGCTCCATTGGTTCCTGGCAGTTGTCAGTTGACCGGCCATCCCCTTCATGGCATCAGTGGAAGCCGTGAACCCATCAGCCATCATCTTTTGCATCAAGGCCAGCTTCTCGCTTTCGTCCTTGGTGTTCTTGATCTCCGGGATCAATGCGTCCATTTGCCGCCATTGACCCTGTAGCGCCTTCGCTATGGCCTCCATGTTGGATTGCATTGACCCGCCGAATATGTTGGTCAATCCAATGGCACCCTTGGTAGCGGCCTGCATTTGGTTAGTGCTCAGGCCAAGGTTCATCGCCAGCGTGGCGAGGGATTTCACTTCCTCATCCGTCACTCCCGTCATGGCCTGCATATTGGAAGCGAAATCGTCAATCAGCCCGCCGACAACCTGGACGGATTCCCCATGTGCCCGGAGCGTGGAATTCAGTTTGCTCTGTACCCGCTCGGCGTCTATCGCCTCGGTCACTGAATCCTTCAAGAAACTGATCGTGCTCCCAATGGCCACAGCCGCCGCGGCGTATTGCACCGCCATCTTGCCGATTGACCCGGCCAACCCGGTTGACGACTTGTTTGCGGTGACGGCGCCCTTGTCCAGCTTGTCCATCTCCGTATTGAGAGACTTGACATTTTGGACAGCGCCCTTGGCATCAAGCTCGATAAGCAATTCGAGTTTCTGTGCCATTACTTTCTCCTGGCCCTTTCCTCGGCCTTCTGCCGGTCAATATCCATGATGGCGCTGCGGATCATCTGGAAGCTGAAAAGGACGCGCTGCTTCATCTCGTACCCCTCAATGCCGGCATCATCCAGCATTGGGTAAAGTGCTCCGCTCTGGATATTGATTTCAGTGCATAGTTCATTGAATAGCCTGATAGAAAGCCTGTCGAAATCGGAAAGCCTTGCCGCGAATTCAGCGCTTCGGTCAGACCAGTCGCGCCACCAGTCAATCCACGCCTCTAGGTACTGGCCAAAAAAGAGGTATCTGTTTCCTCCGCGAACGCATCGGATTTATTGATCTTGGAAACGAGCCAGTTCAGCAGGTAACGCCCGCCGATGACGGTACAACCCATGAGCGCGTCAACGAACTTTTCATCATTCAGCAACTTGGCGTCGAAGGCAATGGGGGTGCCGTCTGAATCCTGCAGGTCCCGCCAATCCACGATCTTGGAAATGGCGGTCGCCTGCCGTTCCTTGGCAATGGCAATTTCGTCCCCCTTCAGGTCATCGCATCGCTTCTGCAGGGCGTACTGTTCACCGGGCAGTAGTTGCTTGATCTTTAATCCGAATTCGCCGGACGTGGCCGGGACTTTTACCCACCGGCCATCGTCCATAGCCTTCAGGACATTTCCGATTTTCAACGGCACTGGTCAGCCTCCCTTAGCTCGCCGGGTAGCCGGTCAGAGCGGCAACCTGATTGATGATCGAGGCATACGGCACAGCAGCAGTCATGCCCGTGGGCGCAGCGCTGGGCCGATAGATGCCAAACTTCACCGACACGGGGACCGGGGATTCCTGCGCGTACTCCGGGGCCTCCACGACATACAGCCCGGGCAGGTCCAGCTGGAAGGTGTACTTGCTTGTCTTGCCACTGATGACGGTCGAGCTTTCGCACTTGATCCGCATCTTGTACTTCGTGCCGGCGCTGAACGAGGTCAGGAAAGCGGCATTTGCGGTGTCCTTCTTGGGGAACTTCAGCGCGATGGTGAACTCGGGCGGGTCATCGCCAGGCTCATGCTCGGATATGCCTTCGTAGCCGGCGGTCACCGGCAGGGTGGTGTACTTGGGGTCGATGTTGATGTCGATGGCGCTCGGGTGAATGGCATCGCCGCCCGCAAAGTCAGCGCCGCCCTGGGCATTGATCGAGATGGTCGTGTTGACCAGCCGCCAGATCCCCAACCCCTCGCTCCCGTAAGTCAGATTGAGCGGGTCGCTCCAGGATGCAATGACCGTGCGATCGCCGCCGATGTCGGTATCCCACTGGAAGCCGTCATCGTAGAAAATCCGCAGGTTCTTGAACTTGAAGCTCGGGACGCTCTTAATCTCGTCGCCCTCGTCCCATGCCAGCGAGTGAAACACGCTCCCGATGATCGGATCAAACGTGAACTCATGCTTGACCACTCCAGATTCGGGAACGCTCGAAGTGTAGATGCCAAAGATGGACGCCAGGATGCGCTCCATGCCGGCCCAGTAGAACCTGCCCCCCAACGAGCCGCTCTGCTCGGGGAAGTCCATAGGATAGACGTTGGTCGGCAGATCGTGGTCGAACTCGTCTCCATCGTTGATCAGGTTCCTGTCACCCTTCGGCGGGTTGAAGCGCAGCAGGTAAATGCCGTGCCCGGTGCCCGGCTGGACCGCAGTGCCCCAAGTAGCGCCCTTGGCAAAACCGATGCCCCTTTCTCTTTTATTCAGTAGACTCATTTCGTAACCTCCCTAATAATCCACCCCTTGCGCGGGTGGTATGTCCGAATGAACTCAGGCGGCAGCGGCCGCTTTTCTTCCCGCCCCTCGACGACCTCGACGATCACCGGCGGCTTCTTGGTTCCCTTCTTGTATCTGCTCATGTCAAATCCCTCCAGTAAGTGAAGCGATAAGTGACGTGCAGGATGATGTAGTTCTGGACGTATTTCGACACGGAACCCGAATCCACATTGCCGGGCAATGAGGTGAGCGTCTGCAATAGCTTATCTTCCAGCGCCTCTTGCGAATCCAGCACGTCCAGGAAAGCGTCCTTGCGGTCGCCCCTGGCAGTCACCTTATAGGCCGTCCACAGCTCCACGACCTTCCGCTTTTCAACCCTGTCGCCGCTCAGTTCGACGACCTCAGCCGTCCCTACTTCCAGCCTGTACGCCTTGTCCATCTTTGAACTCGGCACCGCGTCGAAGTCGAACATATCGTCCGACATGACATAGCTCAGGCCTTCAATCGCCGTGATTAGCGCTTCAGTATGCGTTCTGAGGTCGCTCATCTGACCAGGCTCGACGTGCTGAAGGTCTCCGTGCCGTCAACCTCACCGCCCTCGTCCTCGTCGTATTTCAGGTGCAGGTTATCGAATTCAGCCTGGAATCGCTCGGCCATCTTCATGTACTTGATCCACCAGATGTCGTTATCGGCCTTGGCGAAATCGAAATAGATCAGCTCCAGGGTATGCGTGACAACGAGGTCATTGATCTGCTGGCCGTCTACCATGAGCGAAGCCCTGCGCCCCTTTTCCTTCAGCCTGCGCCTGATGTCATCGAATGCCCGTTCTATGATCTTGGAAAAGGTCGTTTCATTGTTCCAGCGGTTATCGGCCAGCTCGGGCGAATACTTCAGCAGGTCGGCGTCCACAACAGAGCAGTTGAGCGGGGTAAGGCAATCGTCGAATAGGAAGTTGGCCTGGTAGGTCGTGCCGCTGATGACGTACTTCAGCAGCAGCCTGTAATCCTCATCGGTATCCGTGTACCTCTCGGCAGCGGTGAACGTGGCAGTGATAGCCTTGGTCGTCCCGTTGATCGTGCAAGCCCGATCCGTCACCTTCTCATCCCCGTTTGACCAGTACATCGAAAGGGTGGCAGAGGACGGGGCCGTGAGCACCCCGTCCACCCACACCTTTATTTCAGGGATATAGGAGGAATCGAAAAGGGCTTCCGAATTGGTCAGCTTTACGCTGTGCATCAGCCTTTGTGCTTGTGACGGTACACGCGCTTGGTCTTTTCCTTTTCAACCTTGGGCTTCGGGGCCTCAATGACAGGCACCACAACCGGCTCCACCACCACGGGCGGCGCAACCGGCTCGGGCGCTTTTTGGACCGGCTTCTCAATGACAACCCGCTCTACCTTCACCTCGGGGGTGTTCAGTATCGGCTTGCTCTCGATGCGCCAATCCTTGTCCATCTTGTGCCCGTCCTCCCAAAGCTGCAAAGGAATCACCGCACGTTTCCCGTCCTTGCGAACGATGGTTATGCAGTCCCCTTGTCTACCCATTGGCTATCAGGAGAACCACGCTTTGAGCAGGCCGTTGCGGGCGCCGGTGTCCAGCATCTTGCTGCCGTAGACCATGAGACCCTTCACCGCCTTGGCGAATCTGCGCTCGGGTTCGTACATCTTCAGGGTGCCGAGCGGGATCTGCTTCGCCAGGACGATGCCCTGGTTAGTGCCGGCCAGGCAGTTGTGCACGGTTTCGGTCGAAGAGGTGCCGGTCATGTCCTCGTCCGTTTCCACGACGTTGTGGGAAACGTAGATGTTGAAGCCGGCGAACTTGCCGACATAGCCATTCAGGCTCACCTGATCGCCCAGGGCGGTCGCCCTGTTGGCCAGGTAGGCATTCATCTGTTCGAGGACGCGGGGGGAGACGACCAGGTAGCGGCCGTCCAGGGCAATCTTGGCGTCGGTCATCTTGCGGTACAGGGACAGGCACTCGGTGTAGATGTTCGAGCTGGAGATGACGGCGGTCGGGGTCTGGGTGTTCGCGGCGGCGACGCCGGTGTACAGGCCCAGGATGTGCGCGTCGATGTTGTCGCGCATGGCGTAGATGGCGCGGTCCATGTAAGCGTTCAGTACGTTCACGGGGACCTGCGCTTCGGTGATCGCATCGATCTGGAAGTTGAAATACTTCTGCTGGTCGATGGTCATGGTCTGATCAGTGCCGGTCGTGGTATCGGCAGCGGCATGGTCGCTGTCCTTGGTGTAGGTCTTGACGGTGATGCTGCCGGGCGTCCAGATTTTCACCGAATCGCCGGCCTGCTTGATGTCGCCTTCCCACAGATTGTTGCAAATCTGCTCGGCGACCAGGTACTTGTCGAGTTGATCGAGAATCCTGCGTGACCAAATGTCGGGAATAAAAGTTTCAGCCATTTTGTAGCCTCCTGATTTTCGTTACTTGATTAAACCGGCACCCATCTGTCGTTGGATTTCTTGCCAGTTTTTATCTCTCTCGTCAGGGGTCATGGCGTTGATCTCGCTCACGGTGAAATGCTTACTGCCAGGCTTCCACCCGCTCGCACCCTTGTTGGCGGTGCCGGGGATTTCCTTTGCGTCCTGCTTGAACAGGAAAGGCTTCTTCTCGCGCAGTTCCTTGAAAACATCGTCCAGGTTTTGCGGCGTGTCATTCTCGTCGAACTCCACCCGCTTCATCAGAACGTCGATATACTCGTCATCGAGCAGATCGTATTTCAGCGCGGCAGCCCTGAGTTCCGCTCTACGGACGCGATCCGTGCGGGCGCTCAGTTCCTTTTCCTTCTTGTCCAGCAGTTCCTTCAGCTTGCCTTCCTCTTTGAGCTTGGCGTCCTTGTCCTTGTCGGCCGTACTCTCGAAGGTTGACAGCTTGGTTTTCAGCTTCTTCAGTTCACCCAAAAGCTCTTTGTTCTTCGCCACGAGCCCTTCAACATTTCCCTCACCCTGCACTGCGGGATCGGGTTGCCCCTTAGAGGCATCAGTGGACGCATCCTGCCCAGCAGCCGCATCCTTATTTTCGTCAGGCATTCTTTACCCTCCTTGAAGGTATAGTTCTCTGTCGCTTCAAGGATGGGGCGAAAGGGTGTGGAGCGCTACGCTGTTTTATGCCGCTTTGCGCTGTGTGTGTAGGAGATTTCCACTAAAAGTTCCCCGCCTGACGGAATATTTGCGCCCAACGCTCGCGGGTGAAGGCCATAATTTCATCTATGATCTTTTGATCGAGGCCGAAAAATTCACGTTGCGGCATTTGAAAACCATAGCCGCGCCCTGACCTCATTCCGAAGTTGTGGACGCTGGCAATAGTGTACTTTGGTTCGCCCTCTGCATAGATGCGAATGAATATCCTGCCATCCTGATTGATCACCTCAAATTCAAATCCAGCCCGGGAAAGCATCTTACCGCTCGATGTCAGATTGACTTTCTTTGATTTCTTCCGCTTCGCATATTTTTCGTTGTACGGCTTGAATGCTACCCCGGCCACGTCAATGCCCTTCTGCGTCCTGGAAGTAATCCCGGTCAGCGCCTTGTCGGCAATCGTTTTCGTTGTCTTGGATTCAGGGTGCTGCAGTTCCATCAGGATGCGGTCCTTCATCCGTACCCAGGCGGCACGGCCACGGAATATGACGCGGGAGCTCATTTCCTGTTTATCTTGGCTACCTTGCCGTCCGGGACCTTGCTGATGCCCTGAATGACGAATGCCGATGGAATGACGGGAGCTCTTGCTGGGGTCATGGTGGGCGCCTTCAGAACGTGACGTAGGAAAGCAATTCTTCCCTCCACGGTTTCTATGTCGTAGAATTCCCCGGGCAGTTTGTCGCCAACAGTGATTTGCTTGTAGCGGGCAATCAGACTGTCCAGCTCGTCGAACATGGCGTAGGTATCGCTTTTTGAAACAACCAGCTTTGCATCGGCCAACTTGATGCCGGCAGCAAGGTCAGTTCCCAAAACAAGTATGTCCTCGGGAACCATGACGCAGCGGCAGTGATCACCGCATGAGGTATCCCCGCGCCCGGGCTCCGACCGCTCAGAAATCCATTCGGTATATGTCGCCGGGGCCATGCGCCCAAAGGCTTCGCACTCGGGGCATACCCGGTCATCCCCAATGGTCAACCATGACCAATGGTATTTATCCA